CTAATTCTGTTTTCATCAAATTAAATCCAACCAATACATACGAGTTTTGTAATATATATAGTAGTCCATGTCTAACTGGACTCCTATCGCCATAATACTCATCTGTAATTCTACGATAAAACTCAAATGCTTGCGGTGATACACTTCCATCATAATTTGTGTAATCAACGTCAAATCCATACTTGCCTTTACTACGTAAGTAATCAAATATACTTTTCCATGCCACTTCATAGTCAATTCCAATTGCACTATGAGTAACAAATCCAGGGTTCTTCCTAATATAATTAAGAAAACTACCAAAATATTTACGCACTAACATAGTATATTCTAGCGATGGTTGTTCAAATATACGTGTTTTACCCTGCTTGACCTTTTCAATTTTCCGTAATTCATCCTTTACAGTTGCAACCCATAATGGGCTATTTTTAATAACACCCATTTTAAGATTATCTTCCAAGTCTGACAACCTTTTAACAAATGTTTGTCCATGTATGGGAATAATAAAAGTTTTTGCCTTATTTGAAAAAGCATAATTAACATCATCAATTTTATCAAAGAAATCATATTTGCCATTACTAAACCATTTTGATAAAATACCACTAGATGTGCTCATAACTAGTCTATTCATAGTATCATATCCATTGATAATTTCAAATTCTGTCAATAGATGCTTATCTCTTTCTTGTGGAAATTGTTGTATATATTGTTGCACACATAATTCATGCATGCGAGGTTCAACAACATGTGTATATTTTGGAATACATTTCTGTGCGTTAGAATACATTGCATGAAAGTCATCTGTAATTCCTTTATAAGAAGGTGCATATTTATTAGGCCACTCATCATGCTCTAACCACTTTCTTTTGTCTGTCTTGTCGATCAATACAGTATTCAACTTAATACCATTAACACTAACTTCTCCCAAATTCTCAATGGGCGTATTCCAATATTTACTAATTTTTCCATTGCATTGAAAGTTGATTTCTTCTTCTATAGGTAATTCACTAGTTGTAAATGCATTATATGCCTCCATAATATCATCTAATATAAGTGGTGTGGCTCCTGCACGTTTTGTGCCATTTGCCAAAGCCGAATGCATAGCATACAAAGGCTTAGACACGCTATTATTAAAATAGTATGGTCTACCACAATCTCCACTCTTCGTTATACCATCACAAAACGTACTAAGAATCATTGTCATATCATCACCATTTGCTGTGACTAATTCATAACGCATCTTTGTAACTACATCTATATCGTCTTGTTTTTCATTACCTATAATTGTGGCTTCAACATCTTTACCTCTCATCATTTGTATGAATTCAGTACGAGTAGGTATAAATTGACTTATTTTCCCTGCTCCATTTATATTGGCATTAGATAAATAAACCAAACATAAATCACACGATGTTCCTTGGTCATTCTTAATATCTTTAATCATAGATTCATTTATCGCAACTTTTTCCATTCGCAAAGTATCACCACTACTAGTGATCAATTCAACTTCAATATTAACATTCATCCCTGAACTCCTTTTCCTACGCCATGAATCAACAAAATGTCGATTTACTATTATAAACTTACTTTCAAAGGTTAGGCAATACATAGAACACATGATTGATTCATCTTCAATATCAACGATGCGAATAACACGAATATTTCGTCTCAATTTACGTAATTTATCTTCATCGTTCTGAAGAACAACACCAACTGGTTTACTTTTATGTCTCGGAGTATTATCGTATGCTTGTCCTTGAAATGCAGCTTTTACGCCACTAATAAACATTTGAATAATAGATTTAATCAATTTATAAACACCTACCGCTGCTACTCCTAGCATGCTAACCGTTGCAATTCCAAATACTGCATAACAAAGACCTTTCCAACATTTTTCCTTATTAATTACTGATTCCACATCTGGTTCTAATAAATAATACATCTCTTGTGCTGTCAAAGTTTC